CTGGCACGGGCTGTTCCCGTTCTGCCGCCTCAAGCTGTGGAGCGTGCCGTGGCAGTTCCTCGGCATCCCGCTGTTCAACGATCTCCTCCCGGTGCAGGATGCGATCAACGAGACCGTGCACGACGTCCGCCTCGGCATCAAGCAATGGGTCGATCCCGACATCACCTACAACCGCAACGCGGTGAGCGAAGCGACCATGCGGATCATGGATCCGCGCCGCCCCGGCAAACGGGTCAAAACGATGCCGGGCTTCGGCGATCCGTGGAAGAAGGAAGACGGGCCGAACCCGCAGGTCCTCGCGATGGCGTCCGACCTCTGGGACAAGCTGACGACGAAGTTCGCCGATCTCTCCGGCACCGCGAACCTCTCGGCGCTGCTGCAGCTGCGCCAGCTCCCCTCCGCAGACACCATCCAGAAGTACTACGAAGCGCTCACGCCCGAGATCCGCCAGGAAGCGCGCCAGGTCGAGATCTTCCTCCGCGACATGGCCGAGATGCTGAAGGTCAACTACTTCCAGTTTCTCTCCCAGACCAAGCGCGTGCAGATGCTCGGCCAAGGCGGGGTGACGCTGAACGATTTCGACTTCGACCCGAACAGCATGGTCCCGGCGCTCATGCCTGGGCAATCCGGCTACACGCCCGAACTCGACGCGACGCTCACCACCCGGGATCAGCGCGCGCAGTTCATGCACAAGCAGTTCATTTTCGTGGTCGCGCCGAACTCGGTGCTGGCGATCGACGCGCAGGAGCGCAAGATGATGCGCTTTCAGATGGCGCGCATGGGCTACTACGACTTCTGGTCGCTGCACGAGACCCTCGAAACCCCGAACGTCGGCGCCCCGCCGAAGATCCCGTTGCCGCCGCTGGAGGATCCGCCGCCGGGGGTGTTGCCGGCGATGCTGCAGCAGGTGCTGAGTCAGCCGGCGGGCGCGTCCGCGCTGCTCGCGGGCCAGGCGCTGCCACAGTACACCGACCCCCAAACCGGGCGCACCTTCATCCTCGATCCCGGGTCGGGCCAGATCCTCGAGCTGCGCATCCCGACGACCGTGACCGAACGCCTCCAGGCCCAGCAGCTCCTCGGCATCGGGATGACCGAGAACCCCGCCGGCCGGAAGGCCAGTGGGAATGCGCCGCCGCAGCAGGAAACCAAGTCGGACGGGCGCACCACGATTACGGAGTCGGACAAGTGACCATCGCCGACGCGCTCACGCGCCGCCACGTCCGCACCGACGATTTCGCCGCCGTCCTCACCACGATCTTCGCGCGCCGCTACACCGGATCCTTCTCGGTCCACTGCGTCGACGGCATCCCGCGGGTGATCGAGATCCCGGGCGAACAGGTGCGGTTGGTCCCCGCGCCGCCGACTGGGGGGCTTGACACCCCTCCTGCCATGCCTGACGCTACCTAGCGGAACGTCCGCACCGACGCCGCTGACACGATTCGGGGGAACCGGGTCAGCTACCGTCCACTCGGGCCAGCTTTCCTTTCGAGGAGGGCTGGCCTTTTTCTTTGTATGCCGAAGAGCGTCCGGGGCGTGCTGCACGAATTTCGAGCCGGTGAGCTGCACAGCGGCTCATCGAACGGCATCGTCACGGGGCGTTCGGCCGCATTAAGCCAGAGGTTGTGCAACACGAGCATGAGTTCAAGCGCCGTTTGCACCTACTGAACGCCAAGGGAGCGGCCTAGCTATGTGTGGAGGCCCGATGTCCGCCAGCGCCCGTAAGTCCGAGCAGGACTACCGTGCCGAATCCGATCACCGCACGCTGCGCGACGCCGCCGAGATCCAGTCGGACAAGGCGCGCATGGCCGGCGCGAGGAAGCATCACAAGAAGGTGACCAAGCAGCACTCCCTCGTGGGGCGGCAACTGATGGCGAGTGGGCGCCGCTAGATGGGCACCCCGGAAAAGCTCACCGCCGATATCGAGCTGCCGAACCTCTCGCATCAGATCGATCCGCGCCTCAATACCGTGTGGCACCGCGATGCGCGTCGCCGCGCGGCCGAGGCGAAGAAGGCCACGACGGCCCCGACGCGACAGGGTGGGGTGCTGAGTGCGGCGCGATCGGCCGTCAGTAGCTGGCGGACGTTCGCCGCGAAAGGCCGGCGCTAGATGGCCTCCCCGATGCGCCCGCCCCTCGGCGGCTCCCAACTCGACGGCCCGCCGCCCTCCCCGACCGCGATGTCGGGCGGTGGCGACACGCCGTTCTCGATGCGTGGCCTGACCGGCCCGCAGGCGATGCCGACCGACCAGCTCCCGCCCGAAGTGTTGCGGGGCGTGCTGCAGGCGGCCGAGACCGTCGGCTCGACGCTCGATTCGTTCGCGCAATTTTTCCCGGCCCAGGCCGCGCGCTTTGGGCTGATCAAGGACTTGCTCCAGCAGGCGATGGCCGAACTCGTGGCCGGCGGCGCTGGGGCTATTTCACCGACTGCCGCTGGACCGGCGTTCCCGGGTGGCGGGCAGGATCGAGGCGTCGCCGGAGCCGGAGCCGTGTAGGTCCTCGCCTCCATGTCTGGAGAGGGACTGGCACACGAGGAAGGATGACAGGGTGTCATATGGGAGCGTTTGAGGACGGATCGTCGTTCCTGGCTGGCGTGCTCGCCAAGCTGCCCGAGAGCATGCGCGCACAGGTCAAGACCGAACTCGAGAAACCAGAAGCGAAGGACGCGGTGACCCTGATCGGGGACAGCGTGCTGGCTCGCTCGGACTACTCGAAACACATGGACGGCTTGAAGGTGAAGGAAACCGAACTCACCAACAAGTTCACCGAGCTGAACGATTGGTACGCCGCGAACGAGGCGGCGCTCAAGGAGTACCCGACGCTGAAGGCCGAGAACGACACCTTGCGCAAGGGTGGCACGCCGCCACTGAAGACGGGTGACGTGATCGATCCGCGCCTCGTCGCGCGCGAGGAGATCGACGCCGCCGGCCGCGAGTACGTCGGGGTGAGTGCGTGGCTCGCCGGCAAGGCGGTCGCACACGCGCAGATGTTCAACGAGCCGCTCGACACGATGGCGCTCGTGCAGAACCCCAAACTCGGCAAGCCGATCGCGGGCCAACCCGGCCGCGTGTTCAGTCTCGATGACGCCTATCGCGAATCGCACGGCGAGCGCGTCGTCACCAAGCAGAAGGAAGCGCACGACAAATCGATCAATGACGAGGTCGAGAAACGCCTCGCCGAAAAGCTGAAGGGCCAGATCACGCAACCCTTTCCGCTGCGCGGTGAAGCCCCCTCGGTCCTCGACGAACTCGCTGTCAAAGAACGGCCCGTGCACACCCTCGATTCCGCTGTGGCGGAGTACGAGCGCCTGCAACAGAGCCGGTAGCGCCTGCGCCCCGAGTGTGATCGCGCGTAGGCAGGAGGATCCGACCGTGACCCGAGTACTCCAGAGCATCCGTTGGGTGGATCGCCAAGTGCGCACCCATCCGCGCCTGATCGCCAGTGCGATCGCGCTGCTCATCCTCGCCTTCGCCCCCGATCGTCTCGCGGCGGCCGCGCCCCTCTTCATCATTGGGGCGATCCAACTCGACGACGTCAACACCGTCACGACCAAGGAGATCATGCCCGGGGTCGTGGACGGCTACTTCAAAGCCGGTCCGGTGATCGCGATGGCGAAAGCCCGCTTCACCCGCCGCTGGGTCGGCCCGCAGATTCAAGAGAACTTCATGTACAAGCCGATGAAGGGCGGCGCCTACAAAAAGGGCGCGACCTTCGATGTGAGTCGGCACCAGACCCGGACCGGCATGCTCTTCACGCCGCGGTACTACCAGGTCAACGTTACCGAGTTCCTCGAAGATCTGGAAGTCGAGATGGTCGGCCCGCGGGCGGCGTTCAACGTCATCCGCACCGACATGCAACAGGCGTCGCTCACGATGTCAGCGATCCTTGAGATCGCCTCCATGCAGCATGGGCAGGCGCTGGTCGGTGATGATCGCTCGGCCGAGTTGAACGGCTTCGCCGAGGCGCTCAACGACGGGATCAACGCGAGCTGGGACGGCAACGTCTACCCGAGCTACGGGGGCCAGACCCGCGCCGATGTCGCGCCTGCGCTCACCACGCCGACTGGCCTCGTGGCGGCGAACGTCGCCGGCCCGATCAGCTACCGCATCCTGCGCCACTCGTACTTCTCGTGCATCCTCGGCAACGAGGCGCCCAGCGTCGGCATCACGACCAACCGCTGCATGGGCTTCATCGCCGAGAACTTCCTGCCGCACCAGATCGTGGACACGACCCAGCCGGAGATCAACTGGCCGGGCCTGAAGTTCGACAAGGCCACCATCCTGATGTCGCAGTACGCGCCCTCCCAGGATGGGGTCAATGACGCGGATCTGGGCAACTACCTCGCGGCGGGCGAGACCTTCGCGTGGCTGAACTTCGGCCCGCAGGGTGACGACGCGTACATCCGTCTCTACATCGCGCAGTCCTCGAAGTTCGCGTTCGGGTTCACGGGCTTCAAGGGCGCGCGCGAAGACAATCAGGTCAGCGGGCAGATCCTGTTCGCCGGCAACTTGACCGTGAAGGCGCTGCGGCTCTCGCGCATCCTCCACGGCTTCACCGCGTAACGAGGAGATCAGACCATGCCATCACGTTGGGAAATGCCGCCGGTCTATCTCCAGTCCGGTGCGCCAGAAACGGAGAGCACGTCGACCCTGCACGCCCCTGGGCTGCTGGGCGCGCGCTTCACCATCATCGAACCACAGCGCCAGCAGCCGGGGGTGGAGACCGCCGGCGCGGGACGGAGCAAGCGCTACCAGTTGATCAAGACCGACTCCACGATGTCGGTCGCGCCGTACGCGGGCGCGACGGCGTGGTGGACCGATCGGGCTCGGTACATGGTCACGACGAGCGCCTCCGCCAGCTCGCGCAACGATGTCGCCGGGATCTTCCTGCGCGCCTGGGAGCATGCGGGCGACTATATGTGCGTCCAGATCGGCGGGCCGCGCATCGTGAAGTTCGTCGACGCGTCGATGGCGGCCCTGGCGGCCGGCGACGGCGTGGTCCCGTCGGCGACCGACAGCAAGGTCCAGCGGGAAGCGGCCGGCACTGCGCCGACCTATACCCTGATGGGCCGGGTGTCCGCACCATTGACCAAGGATCCCTTCGCGGCGACTGCGCTGGTCGACCTCGACATTCCGGAAACCACGTAGGGAGGCTGATCGATGCCTGTCACGATTGATCGTTCGATCGGCAACTACCACGACAGCTCGAACGCCCGGATCCGAAAGATCGGCCGGGCGGTCGGGCCGGTGCTGTACACGGTGGGGGGTGAGCCGCTCACCCCCGCCGAATTGGGTCTCGGAAAGGTGGAGGCGGTGCTCTTCGAGCCGTTCACCAACGGGACCGTGATCATCATCGGCATGTACGAGATCGCAGCGCAGACGCTGAAGTTCTACGACATGACCGGGGCTGAGCAGGCCGCCGTCGACCTCTCGACCTACAGCGCGCGCTTCGAGGCCATCGGCTACTAGGCCTGCGCGATGCCGGAGACCTTTGGTGACTGCTGGCGGCGGGTACGGCTGCACGTGCCTGCCGCCCCGACGTTCCTGGTGCGCGAGTGGGTCAACGCGGCGTGGAAGCCGCTGGGCCGCATGCGCCACTGGGGATTCCTGTACGGCGAGCTGCGCCTGACGATCGCCGCCGCTCGAAGCGTCGCCTCGGTCACGGTCACCAACGGCTCGGTGAATGTGACCTCCGCGGGCTTGTTTCTCGCGGTGGATGCTGGCCGTCAGTTCCGTGTGTCGAACTTCCCCGCGTACACGATCCAGACCTTCAACAACGCCGGGTCGATCGATCTCGACATCCCTTTCGGTGAGACGAACGCGGTGGCTGCCGCGACCATCTACGACGGCTACGCCACCATGCCGGCGGACTTCGAGAGCTTCCGCCTGATCGCCGACCCGTACAATCAGCGGCGACTGGCCTT